GAATATGTTATTAATTGAATACTCTTAAAAGGTGGTGGAGTAGACGATGCTATTCGAGTCACAGATGGTGGAGTAGACGATGTAAATGTAAATGTTTGCCCAAGAGGTGTAGGTGTTGCCTTTGGTATAGCTGCACCTATACGACGCACACACTCTTCAAATGGCCTTAAAGTAATATGAATACGAACATTCCCATTCTTAACAGCAAGCAAAGGAAATCCCTCTTCACGAGAAAGCCTTTGAAAAAAGAAAGGAAGGGGGATACATAAAATACCCGATTGTGTTGGAAATGGATTCTTTGCAAGATCTTGTGTATTTGCTCCCAATCCATCCGTTAAAATACCATACTGTGAGTTCAAATCCTGAAAAAGATGGGTATATACATGTATAAAATCACCGTCAATTGTTTCTAAGGTCTGCTCGTTTACTTCTAACTCTGCTTGTTGAACAATTACACTCCCTAACTCTTTTGCATAAGACCAAGGTGGAGAATATGTATACTGCCCACTCTGTAATCGAAGAATAGTTGTATCATCTAACCAATGGCGTAAATCAATTTGAATAGCTGTATTCAAAAGAATATCACCTGAACCATTTGATTTGACATCAAATGTGAATCTTTGCCCAAAAGATGTTGGTCCGCGAAAGGGTGTTTGCTGAACACACGTCGTAAATGGATGCACACGTGCGTCGGAGTCTTGTAACCACCATGTCTTATCGGCTGACAAAGGGAAATAATGATTATCTTGGAAATCACGAGGGGTTAACTCAAGTAAGGTTACTATATCTCCTGATGGACGTTGAAAACCATAGGTAGGAGGTTCCATTACTACCTATGGGGCGTGAAGTCTTTACGCTACCTTTTTATATTATGATGTAAGCCATTGGATACTCTCATGATGATAGCTACAAATATCATCTTCGTCTTCAAAGTTCTGATACTTTCGATGAAGCAATGTTTCATATTCATTCCTGTAAGTATTGAATAATTCTTCATATACGCTTGTATATATTTTTCTATAAAGCATCATATAGTAATCTATAAAGTCATCTATAGCAGTATCCTCTGTTTTCTCTAACGCACCTTTATGAGCAAAAGATGCTGCTTCCTCCTTTGCCTTATTATGAGCATACGTTGTATGTACCCCTGTTCGCATTTCATGACATATCAGGCACTCTTTCCATACAGTTCCATCGTCATTTACACATTCAAGTCGCTCCATTGTAGGGGTTGATTGTACAAAGGTCTACGAACATCTTCAATTTTTATACACCCTTTTCTCAGAATTAAATATATCATTTGATTGTATTTTACAATCTATAACTAATTAAACGATAGCAGCTCGGCGCGACCTTTTCCATCCGTTTTATACGATGTCCATCCTTGTGTAAAGACTCGCAACTCTGTTTCATATGATTCACCGCCTAATAAATTAAATGTAAGAGTAGGTCTATCAGCTGTCGTCATATTAATTGTCCCATCCAAGGGAAATTCTTCCTTTGTCCCAAGTGACCAATTCATTGTATTTATTTCAAGCTGTGTATCAATACTCTCTTTGGCAAAATTTGTTATATCACGCCAAGTCAACGGGTCCCATGCAGATTCGCGTAGTTGGCCAGCAATATAGAGACTTGCTGTTGTATAATAAGAACCACCTGAATCTGGATTTAATTTCCATAAAAGATTTGCTTGAATATCTGTCTTACTTCGAAACATCCATAAAATACGTGATGTTGGATGACATCCATCCAATCTTAACTTTTTTAATCCACCGCTAATATAATCAGATGGATTTAATGTAAATATATTTTCATATAAATTAAAACAATGTGTTTCCGTTGGTCGTACTGTCAATGCGTCTTGAATTTCACGTGATACATAATACTGGATTGTTTCCATTGTTAATATTAAAGGTGACATGTTCGTTATAGGAAGTGCCAAAAAGGATTGGGTTGATATCGCTGTAGTAGATTGAAATGATTTTCCCCACGGATATGGACTTTGTCGTTTATCAGATGTTTCAATTAATTGTTCAATCTTACGTAACTTACATTTTACTGTATATGTATGAAGGCTTGCCGCTCGTATAGGAAATCCAACGCCGCCTTCATGACATCCTATAAAAGGAATATCAAGGCGAAGTTGACCTGGCATTGCGTTTTTTCCTATTTGCGCACTAGAACCATCATGCGATCCTGTTACAGATGCTATAAGGCGCTTAGACGCATAGGTTCCTTCTGTAGAATGAAGTGCCCATAATGCATCTCCGCTAAATTCTTGAAGGAGAATAGAATCCTGATATAATTGAATCCGCTCAAATAAAAAATATGCTATTCCATTCACATATCCATATGTTACGCCGGTTGAATCCTGTATTGTGGATGTTTTGAAAATACGCTGTATCGTCGTTGGAAACCAAGAAGGCAATTGAATAAGAAATGTAAATCTTTTTATAATATCACCGACAGGCTCTACGTCAAATTCAACAGTCCTTCCAAAGTCAACAGCTGTTTTAGGTTGTTTTATACGTCTCTCAAAAAGAGTCTGTTCTTCAGGTTCATATGCATTATCAAATACAAATACGCTTTTCGGAGAATCATTAAAGAAAAATGTATCTTTTTTGCCTCTGCATACTAGTTCATATAAAGAACCTTCTGTAGATGCATTAACATTCATCCCTCTGTTTGACTCCTATGCTTATTATTTAGGTTCCGGGAACTGCAGCTGCTCCACCTGGGATAACAGCATCAATTAATAAACGCGATATTCCCATAAGGATAAGAGAAGAATAAGATGTTTGTGTCTCTTTTATGAGTGTAACACCTACTTGACAAACAGGGCTGCCGGTTGTTATAAATCCCTTAAGAAATCCTAATACGCCATCTGGCACACATAAATAATCATATAACTTGACAGATCCATAATGAGCACCATATGTAATTAAACCTGATAAAAGAGTCTTTGCCACTGCTTCCATCTGTATACGGCCTTACAAAATAGGGCTAAACATATTATACTGCTAAAAAGAAAGAAAGTATGTGTGGGATTTTAGCATATATAACGAGAGATGACAAGGAAAAAATAGATGCTGTATGGAAATCCATATGGGAAAATGGCGGAAAATTATTAAGGGCGAGAGGACCCGAGTTCTACAAAATAGAACTTGTTGAAAATGGTGTATGGGTATTTACAAGACTTGCCATAAATGGGGTAAATCCTGAAGGAAATCAACCTTTTAGCTCACCATGTGATACAATGAAATGGATGTGTAATGGGGAAATATATAATTCAGTTGAGTTATCAAAGCGTTTACAAACGAAATCAAAGTCTGGCTCAGATTGTGAAGTTATTGGACCTATGTGGGAACATTGTAACGGGGATGCTGTAGCATTTGCTCGTTCCTTTGATGGAGTCTTTGCCCTTGTTTTATATGATAAGGAAAATGGAAATACAATTGTAGCACGTGACCCATACGGTGTGCGTCCTCTTTTTTGGGGAACAGATGAATCTGGCAACTATTTTTTTGGAAGTGAAAGAAAGGCGATTTCAAATATGGTTCAAAAGACATATGCATTTCCACCAGGTGAAGTATGGGTAATTTCTCCTTCCCTTCTCATTACAAAACAAAAGTATCATACTGTGCCAACGATGAAGTTAGATGTTCCTCAAATGGATTCTTTTCTTTTCAATTCTCTTCAATCGGCTGTTCTGAAACGACTCATGACAGAGCGACCTATCGCAGCATGTCTAAGCGGAGGACTTGATTCTTCCCTTATTTGTGCCCTCTTACAAAGAGAATTAAAATCATTAGGAAAACCTCCTTTGAAAACATTTAGTATCGGTATGAAAGGCGGCTCTGATTTAGAATACGCACGTATGGTTGCCGAATATATTGGTTCAGATCACACAGAAATTATTAAAACAGCTGATGAAATGTTTGATGCTATTCCACATGTAATTCGTGATATAGAATCATATGATATTACAACTGTAAGGGCTTCTGTTGGAAACTGGTTAATTGGAAAATATATCGCAGAACATACAAATTGTAAGGTAGTATTTAATGGAGATGGTTCTGATGAAGAGTGGGGCTCCTATGCATATTTAAATAAAGCACCATCGGATGAGGCATATGAAAGGGAATGTGAAAGACTCTTAGATGAAATTCATTTATATGATGTTCTTAGGTCTGATAGATGTATTAGTTCACATGGATTGGAACCTCGAACTCCCTTTTTAGACAAGGGGCTTGTAGCTACAACATTGTGCCTCCCTACAAGGGTAAGGAGACCTATTCCTGGTTCGGTGTGCGAGAAATGGTTCTTACGTAAGGCATGTGATAGATATCTTTTACCAAATGAAGTTCTTTGGAGGAAAAAAGAGGCATTTTCGGATGGAGTAAGCTCTACAGAGAAATCATGGTTTATGGAAATACAAGAACGTGTACATGTACCTGATACATGGGAATCAAACCCTTTTGGATGGACTCCTAGACCACCTACCCCCGAGGCATATTATTATCGCATGTTATTTGAAAATTACAAATATAAAGTGGGTGATCCATGGGCATATTGGATGCCTCGTTGGTCGCCTGAAACAAATGACCCAAGTGCTCGTACCCTTTCTCTATAAAATTGATATTCCTTACATGGTTATGGATATCACCCTTTACGATGTACCCTTGTATAGCACGACTACGAAACTCAGATAGAAACACTTTTATTGGGAATAGTATGTTACTTGTATATGCCATTAAAATATGTCCAAATACGTGTAATATAGAAGGTGGGATATGTAAACAGTGTTCAGCCCTTCCTATAGATGCAACACCCTCTGTAAAACTCATACATGGAAAACTAACAGAACCAATTCCAGACCAATCTCGTCTCTATGGGAGCTCATGGTTTTGGAAATCTGTAAAAAGATACGGTGATATTAAAGATACAAAATGGTTAGCAGAAGCTCTTGCAGTACAAAGATACGTAGAAGAAAGCTTACATGGGTATAAAGTAAAGAATCTTATCCCTCTTACATCTAAACCTGTTACCTCTACACCTGTTACCTCTACACCTGTTACCTCTACACCTGTTACCTCTACACCTGTTACCTCTACACATGTTCTTCCTATTGAAATATCAAATTCAAATATAAAGGT